CCAATCTTTCTGAGTATAAGGAACTGCGTTAGATCCTAATCTCTTCCATCCATTGTAATCCCATCTTAAGTTCCAAGCTGCTCCTTTTCTAAGGTCTCTCAAGATTTCTCTATCAATTTCAGCCGCAACTTGCTCAGACAACAATGCTGTTAATTCAGCTTCAGCGTCGATGTTGTGGAATGCCGCAACGTCCTGTGCCATTTCTGGAGACCACTGAGCTCTTAATTTTCTTTCAGTCACAGAAACTGTTACTGACATAAGGTCAAAAGAAACTTCACCGATTCTATCTTCGAATTCCAAGTTCTTATAGATTCTATAAGTAGCTGAGAATGCACTGTCAGCAGCAGTTGTTGAAGAGAATGTTGAACCTGTGTAACCATCTAATGAACCACCACAAGTGATACATACTGGAACTTGTAAGTCAACTTCAAGATAAATCTTACCTTCAGCGTCACAAAGGTTGTCGTACTGACCACCATCTGTCTTACTCTGAGGGAATAATAAAGTTGCGTTATTGTTTCCATACTCTACAATACCTTTACCATATCTTTGAGTTACAACTCTGAATAAATAAGGATTGTTTACGTTTGCAGCAGTATTAACGTTTCCTGCAACACCATAAATTGTTAAATCAGACAAGAAAGCTTCGTTGTCCATTGGTTGACCGTCAGGACCGATTAATTTACCAGCTCCATCAGATGCAAAACCTGACATAACTACCAACACTTTTCTATAATTGTCTTCACCATAACCTGAAACAATCAAGTTACTTCCAGCCCATACTACAGTTCCAACTTGAGCAGTAATAGCTGAATATTGTCCCTTAGAATAGTCGAACAACCCTGGAGGATCCAAAGCTGGTTCGTTTCCTTCATAGAATCTGTCGTAGAGATCCTTTGTGTTGTTGTAGTCGTATCCAGAATTTGGAGTTTGACCAGTTGATGCGTTAGGAGAACCATAAGGTGCGTAGTGAATACCTGTGTTATTCGCTCCCAAGTTCTCATAAGATTGGATGTTAGGTACGAAGTAGAACAATTTACCGATAGGTAAGTTCATAGCTTGTACTGAAACGATGTCGTTCGCTAATAATTTTGAGAAAACTCTTCTAACGATAGGGAAAACAACTGTTTCAAATGCACCTGTATCAGATGTAGATGATGCTTCATTGATTAAGTGTGAAGCTTGGTTTTCATAAAGTTGAGCAACGTTCTCTCTCATGTGACCTTTAAGACCCTCTAAGAATCCTAATTTGTCCCATTTGTTGATTGTGTCTTCTTTGATAACTTTAAGGTGCTTAAGACCGATATTACCAACAAGACCTGATTCTAATAATGCTCCCATTTTTAGTTTTTTTTGGTTTGTTTAATTTATTTATTTAATTTTAATTACCCAATCTTACTCATCAAATCTTTCATTCTTAAGAATTGTGGATTCTCATAAGTTTTTGATTCGATTAAGGTAGTTGATGAACCTGTAGAAACATTTTTGTTTAATTTAGTCTCTACTGATTCGTTAATTGGTGCTGTTTCAGTGTTAGATAATTCGTCTTTAATTGACTTGTAAAGGTTTTTAGATTCTTTCAAAGTTTCTACATTATCGAATCTTCTTAGAATGTTTATTTTTTCCTTTTTAGTAGTCGAATGTTCAGTGAATAATCTTGTAGCGTAAGCTAAGTTAGAATTGAAAATTGCAACTTCATTAAGTTTTTCTCTGAAAACATTTAGTGCTTTTCTATACTCTTCATTTTTCTCTCTCAACATTGCCACTTCTGACTCTGTGGATTCAACTTTTACTCCGTTATTTCCATAAACATAATTTCTGTTGTTAGTAATACCTTTTCTAAGTCCTCGTCCTTCTTTCGAACCCATTCCATAAGTTCTTGCTGCTTCTTTAGTTTCTTCCTTTTCGAAAGCTTTTCTTTTTAGAGTATCACCTTTTTTGGTTGTAAAATCTTCTTTACCTTTCATGGTCTTTGATTTATCACCTTTGTTCATTCCGTAATTACCCTCTTTTGTTTCAGCCTTAACAACTTTGGATTTTGATTCCATATTTTCACCTTTCTTGTATTCGAATTTAGGTTTACCAGTACCTACTGATTTTGGCCCTTCCTTCTTCTTCTCATCGAATCCGCCTTTAGCTTTATCTTTGTAAGTGAATTTAGGTCCTGACCCAATTCCAACACCTTTAGGTTTTACTGTCGATTTTCCTTCTCTAACAGCTCTTCTATGGTTGTAAGATTCGTCCAATTCTTCATCTTCTTCTTCGTCCATCATGTCTTCTTCGTCCATCATGTCTTCTTCATCCATCATGTCTTCTTCGTCCATCATGTCTTCTCCTTCTTCAAGGTCTTCTCCTTCTTCAAGGTCTTCTCCTTCTTCGAGGTCTTCACCTTCTTCAAGGTCTTCTTCCTCATCGAATTCGATCTCATACATAACTTCTTCATCTTCAACGTCGAGATCCTCAACGTCACCGTCTTTTGAGAAAATTGCATTGATTACATCTTCTGTATCAACATCCATTTCATCGATTTCATCTACGTGCATAGTTTCATCTAATTCTTCTTCCTCTTCTGACTCACCTAGCTTGATTAAGTATTCTGTATCAGCGTCTTCGTCTTTTAAGTGAATTTCGTCATCATCTTTTTTCACGATGATTCCATCTTCGTCACTCATAGCTTTGAAAACCTTAAGAATTTCTTCGTCTGAAGCATCAGTTAAATCTATTGGACTTTCTTCAGAATCCATGTCCATGTCCATATCAAATTCCATGTCCATACCCATTTCATCTTCATTATCAACATCAACATCGGTTTCGATGTCTGTATCTAATTCAATCTCATCTTCCATATCTTGCTCTGACAGAGATTCTTTTACTAGTTGGTTGATTTCTTCCTTCATAGTAGAAGCAAGTATTCCTTTTGCATTTTGGGCGATTGCCTCTTCAACATTTTTCATTTGAATCAACGCCTCTTGTACTAAGTTTTTATTTTCTTGCATGAAAAAACTGTTTATTTTAACATATAAATAGTACCAAAATGAAAAAAATTCATTTGTTGGTACTTCTGATTAGAATTATTGTTAATAAATAGTATTAAAACAAAAAAAGTGGTCTTTCGACCACTTCTGTTTTTTTTTCAATTTTTTGATTATTCGATTACTTCATCAATTTTACTTTCAGAAACTGAAGTAATTCTCCAATCATGAGTAAATCCTTCATATTTTTTTGTCACCTTTGCTTCTACATCAGTAACAGAAAAACCTTTGACCAATTTCTCTTCTCTTACTTTTTTAATTTTACCAGTGTTTTCGTCAGGAAAATCGTACTGAATTTTTGCTACAAAATATTTTTCGTCCATAATATTATTTTCCTAAAAAATCGGTTAATTTTTTCATTAAGTCAACCTGCTTACCAACATACTCATTATTTTGTTTAGATTTTTTTTCTTCATCTAAATTTTCTTCATATTTTGCTCTATCATCAGGGTTAGAAAACAAGTAAGCGCCAGGAGTAGATGGTGATGAAACTAAATCGAAACATATCAATTCAAAATCATCTTGAACTTCATTCCGTTCTCCAACCTTTTTCAAAGAACCAACACCTCTTGATGAAATACCCAAAGTCACCCCTTGTCTCATCAAGTTTGCTGCTTGGTCACCCTTTGTCGAAACTATACCTCTTTCGTGAAACCCAGGAGAGGTCAATAGTTTGAGTTTTCCCATGAGTATATTTTTATCCCACCATATATCAGTTATGATGTGAGATACTCTGTCGAGGTCTATAAGAGATGATTCAGGGTGGTTTAATTCTGATGTAGACAAACCTTTTGCGATTGCTTGCTTATACCTGTCAGCTTCTCTTTTAAGAATTCTTTCAGGATACGTTCTACCATTTCTATTTGGTGTGTCAAATTTTTGTAAAACCGCATAAAATTCAAAAGGATTTCTGTAATCCATATTGGATGCCTCCTTGAGTACATCCACATTGTGAGCATCTTTTGGGGAAACCCAACCCGCATCCATTTCTATTAGGATTCCGTGACCGAGTTCACTTGCTTCTAAAATTCTTAAATTTTTCATTTAATCTTTTAAGATAAATATATCAACTCAGATATATTACAGGTCATTCCCTTTTTTTGAAATTGAAAAATCAAAGTATTTGTTCTGAACAACATTGTTTTTGTATATTGATTTCACAATTTGTTTTACTGATTCTTTAATTTCATCACTTTTAAAATCTATGTCTTTAGTGGTATAAAGATTGATTTCGAGATTGAAAAAGGATTTTTTACCTTTGAATATACCACTTGTTCTAAGGTCCAAGTCGACTATATTTTTTTGTTGAAAAATTTTGGAATCGATAGATTCGAAAATTGAATTTTTTATTTCTCTACCTAAACTAGAGACAACTCGATTCCAATTATTAAATTCTTCTTTAGGTGTAACCCATGATTGGATATTAATATAAACTGATTTTAAGTTTTTAGAATCGACTGTACCGTACTGAGATTTTATTGGACTGAACAGGTTAAGTTTTACACTTTTTCCTTTTTTCATTAATAATGATATTAAACTTGTTTATTCGTTGATGAAAAAATATACATTATATGGAGAAATGTCAAAATTTTTTTATATTTATTAATATTTCTAATATATGATAATAGTAAAAATTACTCAGGGGAATAACCTTGAAAGAGCATTGAAAACTCTCAAATCAAAAGTAATCAAAACAAAACAAAATCAAATTTTATTTGACAAAAGGGAGTTTACAAAAAAATCTGTACTCAGAAGAGCACAGATTTTGAAAGCGAAACACGTACAAAGTCTCAAAGATAAATCAAATTGATTCTTCTAAATTTTTTAATCTAAGAAAATTTAATTGGTCAAATTTTTCAGATTTTACTCTATTAATTGTTTCAGAAATTTTTGATTTTATGTCTTGAGATTCTTCATTGTTCTGAAGTACTTCGAGTTTAGAAATTGCACTTTCTCTGATTGTTTCAAACTTACTTTCTAAACTTTTTGTATCTTCGGAAACTATTTGAAAAAATTCTTTTTTGGAATTTTCATCCAAATTCAAAATGTAATTATTGACAGTTTGGTTCGCAACTGCAACCATTGAACTTATTGGGATATTAATATTTTCTTTAATATTTTCTTTCACAGATGTGATTACTTTCAAAATATTTTTCTTCGCATTTACTCTTTCAATTAAATCAATTCCTTGATTGTAGACTAATGTATCGATGTCGGAATATTTGTTTTCAATCTCCTGAGAAAAACTTTTTGGTAATTTGATACTTGGTAAAATTTTATTTAACAGACTAACCCCTTCTTCAATAAAAAATTTTGCATCCTGTTCACTTATCCCTTGAGGTGAACTCAGTTGATCATATATTGCGTATGCTTTTGACATAGCTTTATTACTCAAAACGTTGTGTTTGAATTCTCGTATTGTTCTCTTGAACTCATTCTCATTTCTATAAGATTCTAAGAGATTTTTTTCTATTAGGGATTTTACTATTCCGAAGGTCATTGTCTTTTTTCAAATAAATATTATGAATTTAATAACTTATCTAACTCTTTTGAAATTTCTCCCAAAGAATCTTGTGCCTGACCCAAATTTATCATTTGAGAACCTTCGATTAAATTGTTTTCTAGCAAAATATTCAAATCTTTTTTCCTTGATTCTGGTGTAACTTCTGCCGCTGGTGGTGGAGCTTCAGCTCCTGCTGGTGGTGGAGCTTCTGCACCCAATTCAGTACCTCCCATATCTCCACTGAATGACGAAGGTGGAGGACCTAATTCTTCTCCTCCATCCGTAGTTGTTTCTGCACCAGCCGTAGGAGTTGCTCCTGTTTGGGAACCATACAATTTATCGATGTTGTCAAACAATCCAGTTTTTGTAATTACAGTTGGTGTTGCCTTCAGTTCTTCACCGACCGCTCTTTCAACTCGTTGTTGTTGTAAATCCAAACGAACTTCCTCATCGGACCAACCAAAGATATGTTTCTTAGCCCAAGTTGATGAAGTTGCTTGAATTCCGTTTCCTGGATCTGCAACCAAATCTTTATATAATAATACTTTTTCTTTCCACACATCGATTTTTAACAAATCTGCTTGTGTTGAAGGATTTGTTAAACCAAGTGTAAAGTTCGATAGTTCATCTTCGAATCCCAATAAAAATAAGTGAACAATTGCTATTTTGTTCAATTCAGCCAACATACTTTTTTGTATTCTGTTGATTGTACGGGCAAATCTAATATCTTGTAATGCTAAATTCTTTCCATCACCAACAACTTCTTCAAATCCCAAAAATGCTTTTGGAACTCTCAACGCTGTTAATAATTTCTTTTGAATATATTCAATATCGGCAATTTCTGATAGGTTTTGAGCACCTGCCAATGTATCAATTGGTGTTGGTGCTGCTGGATCACGAACAGGAATAAAGTAATCTTGGTCTACCGCCATTTGGTTAAATCTCATGTCGACATTACCTGTCTTACTATCAACAATTTGTTCTCTCTTGAACTTGTTGGCAACTCTTTGTACGTACGCTTCAACGTCGTCATCATTCATGTTTCCAACGAAAACTTTAAAAATTCTTCTTTCAGGTGCTCGAGATGTTCTATAAATTAACATAGCATCCTCACAAAGAAGAAGTTGTTTCCATATACGTCTTGCTTTTTCCAACATTGAAGTTCCATAAGGGAGTTTTCTGTCATCACCCAATAATCTGAAGTGAGCCATTTCCCAAGATTGAAATTCCATGTTTTTATTTTTCCAAGTAAAGTGTAATGACTTTTGGTCCTTATCCACTTCATTTTTTACATCAACAGATATTTTGCCACTTGCTCCAACCTCATGTCGTTCAATTTCTATAGTTGGTAATTGTTGACACCCTACAACTCCTTTTTCAGGGTCCAACTTCAAATAAACAAAGTTGTCACCATACTTACAGGTGTTCCGAGTCCACATTGGCAAGTTAGTGTTAATGTCCAATGCATTATTGAACAAATCAGCTAAGACACCTTTAATTCTTTTTGATTCAGAATAAATTTGTAAGATGAATCCATCCTCATTTGTTGTAGTGGATTCCTCGGCGTATATGTCCAATGCTGCTGAAATTTCAGGGGTGTACTCCATAGACTCATAGTCATATTGAGCAGACAACCTTGTTGGTTCATAATAAATTGCTTGGGAATATAAATTGTTTTCTACCTTAGCCCACTGATTTGTAAGGTAGTATGTTTGTTGTGCTTGTAGTTTTTCTTTTTCGTACTCTTCTCTACTTTTTGTTCGCAGAAGTTCCTTTTTATCAAACTTAAATGTTGGATAATCCTGATTGAGAAGTGAGTTCGGCCCAAAGGTTTGAGACAATCTCTGCCAAACGGTCATGTTTTGTTCTGCCATACGTAATTTTACTATTTACCCTGATAATATAAATAGTTATTTAGCACCAAATAACCACCCATATTTTTGATAATCCGATTTGGATGGGCCATTATTCATCAAGTTGGGGTCTTTACCCATTTGAGGAACCATAGGATTAAAATAGTCCGAGGTATTTTTGTTCTCACTGACCACAGTCGCCCATGAATTCAACATTGCTTTTGTATGGTTTACCACTTTAGTAAGGGATTGAAATGATTTTTCTGCAACATAAATTGCCATAGATAAAGCCATGATACAATCATCATGTTGTCCCTTTTGATGGTCAGGTCTTCCGTTTATGTAAACGAAAGTATTCATTTCATTGTATGTTCTATGTGAAAAAATTTTGAACCCGTGTCTAACTCCTTCTTCGAATGCAGCAATAATTTGAACTCTTTTTGTGTTAAAATTAATACCTGGTATTTTTTCATTAATTTTGGGGTCCCACTTCCATTTGTTTGAAGTATCAACACCATCAACATAGAGACCTCCTTGATACTGTAGTTCTTGTAGTTTTCTTGCGGTTGAAACTCCCATTCCTCCTGTAATATCTATGACACAAAACGCATTATACATAGTACCCCATTTGTAAGCAATCTCGGCTAAGACATCAGGTGGAACTTTCCCAACATATTCTAAGGATTGTTCTCTTTCATCAAAATCGATAATCTGTATGGATGAAAAGTCTTCTGAGTCACCACGAGAAACGTCAATTCCCATAACATATTTGTGACCATTGACTGGCTCTTTGAAAATCCACAATGCATTGCCCATTAGTTTTGCTTGTGGTGATTGAAGTTGATTTTTAGCAATATTTTGCATCAAGTCAGAATCGAAAACGTTGTCCCCTGAACCCAAGAAATTGCATTCCAATTCTTGTGCAACCTTTCTTCTGTCATACTTCAATTTTTTTACCATCCCCTCAAACCAAGAAGAACATGGTTTGTATCCTTTTTCTATGTAATCTGTCGTTACGGCATGATCTCGGTCATACGGATTATCCGTAGATAAATCTATGATAGTATCGATTGGATAGTCTTCTCTGTTAAGTAAATAATGAACCAAATCTCCAGTTTTGACCATATACAAATCTTTGGTATATCTCGGATCTCTGTACCAAAACATTTCGGAGATTTTGAAATCATTCATACCTCTCAAAGCTTGGTCATAAATTTCATAGTAAATTGGGTCATATCCGTTAGGTGTAGATACAACTATCACTTTACCACCTGTAGATAGGGAAGCCATACAAGCTGACCAAAAGTCTCCGTCAGCCTCGATGAAGGCAGCTTCGTCAAAAATAAGGATTGTAGGTGTATAACCTCTCAAGGCGTCCTTAGATGTTGCAACCGCTTTGACTTCACATCCGTTATTTAATTTGAAATGTCTTTGAGAATTCTTTTCTGCTGAAAATCCAATTCCAACCCATGCTGGCCATTGTTCTATAAACCCACGTATTTTGTTTGCCATTTCTACGGACGTATCCAATTTGTTGGCAATAATCAAAACTTTTTCAGGTTTTTCTTTTCTTGCGAAGGCTAGTTTTTTTGATGCCCATGCAGCTGTTACTGTGGAAACACCTGCTTGTCGATATTTTAGGGCAATATTTTCGTTGTGACTTTCGTAATCTTCGAGTAGAGATACTTGGTCGGGGAATAAATCCAAAGGGACATATTTGGATACTGTATTATCGTATGTCTGTAAATAAGTACGAAGTGCATAAGGGGTATTCCTCATACACTTCGTATATTCTATAATTAATTGTTCTTTATTCACACAGTCAAATCAATATATGATTTATGGTCTTGGTATTCCCAAATCTCTGTAGAGTTGATCATAATCATCATCTTCGTCTTCGGAACTATCGGTCCCTTTGGACTCATCATACTCACTTTTCTGTTGTTGAGCCTTTCTCATGATTTCTTTGAATTTTGCGGTCGCTTTTTTGACTTTCGATTCATCTTCAGAGATTGCGTTTCCAATAATTTCTAAAAACTCTTGAGCTGGTGTCTGATACAGATTAGAATAAAACCAAGGAACCAAACCTTTATTCTCTTCATCAAACATTTCATCTGGTAAAGCAAATCTGATTTTTTCTACAATCTCTGGACCGATTCTGAGTTGCATTGGTTCATTGGACAATACATCAGTAACCCCTCTCACATTTCTTGACATTTCAGGGTCTTCAGGTAATCCATGTCTTGCAATAGATTCCTCCAAACCTTTGATTATCTCATGACACAAAATAGGGAATATTAATCCTTCAGCAACAATTTTAGTGTCGGGTCTATCTTCTCCACCTTCTTCCTCCTCATCCTCATCTTTATTCTCCAATTTTACTTTACCCGCAACACCACTTCCTGTGCGAGACATCATTTCAATCATTTGTTCCATTGAAAAATACATGAAATCATTGATTGCCATAATTCCCAAATACGCTGGATAAAGTTGGGGGTCAATTGCATCAAGTCTTTCTTTTACCTCTGGTTTTTGGAATATATAATGTCCTTTCTTCGCTGCCCCTTGAATGATTGCATTAATCATATTTCTTTTATGAATTTCCAATTCCATCAATTCGTCTTCAGTCAAGTCTTCAACATCGAAAGAAGGGATTTCAGGTTGTTTAGAATCGTCGTCTTTTTTTTCAGGTTTGGACATTTTCATTCTAAAGTCCGAAGTATTAATTGGTGCTCTATTCAGTAATGCTTCGATTTCAAACCAGTCTGTAGGCACTTGGGTTTCTTCCAAAGAAGCGTCAATCGCTAATTGTTCCAATTCTTCTCTGTGTCTTCCTTCAATTCTTGTTATTGCAGGGACCTTACTCATCATTTCCTGATAAATCATGCCCTGTACTTGTTGAGAACTAATATCTTCTATTCCAGTTACTTGTTTTAACTTGTCAGCAACTTTACCAAATCTTGAACTTACCAATCTTTGTACGTCTTCAACACCCTTTCTCATTGCAGGATTTTTTGCATACAAATTTTCAGGACTCCCTAATTTGAGTTCCAATCTTGGGTCCATTCTTTCAGGTCTGTCCCCGTACTTTATTTGTTCTTTTAATTTTGCCATTTTATTTACCCAATAAATTTAGTATAACATCAATTACTTCTTGTTTAGCATCTTCGGGAGATATTCTTCCTGCTTTCGGGTCAATTTGTTCTCCTGGTCTTGGATTTTTTCCAGGGTGTGCAGGTCGTGTAGTTGGTTTCGTGTCAGGTTTGGTAATTGGTTTAGTTGGAGCGGTAGTTGGTTCACCAGCTTTTGGATCGATTTGTTCTCCTGGCCTTGGATTTTTTCCAGGATGCGCAGGTCTTGTAGTTGGTTTTGTATCAGGTTTGGTAATAGGTTTTGTTGGAGCCTCTGTTGGAGCTTCAGACAAATATTTCAATAAGTCACCTTTGGTGATTCTTGGGAGAATGTTTCTTTCCACGATTTTCATAATTTCAGTTTCCAAAAACAAAGATACAGGATTTTTTCCTTCTTCCAATTGTTTTTTTACTGATTTTACACATCTTTCAAATTTTCTTGTTTTCTTTGGTCCCACCTGTGCATGACATATTGCCCATGGATTCGGTTGACCTGGCTTGAGGTCTGCCTCACTTTCGAACATACCCATACCATCAGTTTCATCACCAAATCCATCATCTGATGAAGGACCGACTTGTTTCGGATCTTGAGTTTCAGTTTCTTTGTTCGGATCGATTGTAACTTCTTCTTCTTCAGCCATTTCTTCCATCGGAGTCGCTTTGATTCCTGTTGATGTTTTTTGAATTACCATTTTTTTCCCTGCAGGAGGGGCTGGAACTGCGGTTCCTTTTTCCAAATCACTTGTGGGTATATTGTAAGATGTGGTTGTCTGTTGTGTAACAGCTTCAATCATCAATTTTGAATGTAATACGGCAATCTGAGATTCAGTCATCTTCCCCACGGTCTTTGCTGACAATCCTTTATCTATCAATTCGAGTGCTTTCTTATTAATTTTCATAAACTACTTTTTTTTCGAATTCCAATATCAAATCTCTTTCGTAGAGTTTGTCTTTTATTTGTTGTTCGGACATCCCAAATCTAAAAACCATTCTTTTCTGATTCTCATACTCGTCTGTTTCCCAAGCTAAAGCAACCACATCATCGATTGCATCTTCCATAGAAAAAAAATCGGAGTTCTGAATCAATTCCAATTTAACATCAGTATTTCTCAGAACTCCCACTTTTTTTATGTATTGTAATTCAGGTGGTCCTGGATAGCCATTCGATGGCTTGTTGTCCCAAGAATCTCCCCAAACATCAAGACTATCAGAGAAAATGAATTCGTAAAGATTGTCCCCCCTATAATTAGGTCCCAAACCATTTACGTATATCAAATTACTCATACTAATAATCCTTCAGGTGATATTTTTACTTGTTGTCCTTTATTTTCGAACACCAAATTTTTCTTATTAGTAATTCCAACAATTTTAGCTGAAGAATTTTCCTGTAAGAATTTTTTTGATGTCAATTCTTGTTCGATTGTCTCACTTAATTTTACAACTTCTTCCATCTGTTTTTTTACAGACAAAGATTCATTCATTTTATTTTTTTTACTTTCAAGAATTTCTTTCTTTGAAATTTCAAAATACTTGGAAATAACTTTATCGATTGCAGATTCACCAAAAATACTGTCGATGATTGCACCGTTTCCGTACCCACCTTCTTCCATTTCACTCTCAACAGGTACGTCCATATCAGCTTGAATATCTTCAACTTCTGAATCGTCCGTCATGTCCAATCCACCCATATCATCTCCACCTAAATCTTCAGATTCCTCATCAAACTTAGATAGAATGTCTTCTCTATCTTCTTCGGATAAAGTTTTCAAATCAACTGAAGAAAGGACCATGTTAATCACATACTTTATATCTTCAGAAGTCATTGGTTCTTGACTATCCAATGTTCTAATTTTCTGAGTCAATTTACCTGTAAGTTTTTGGATAGTCTTGAAAGATACTTCTTCGTCCCCCATATCAGACGTTTCAACATCCATAGATACGTCAACTCCCATTTCACCTTCAGGACCCATATCTTCCATACCCATATCTTCACCACCCTCAGGGGCGTCTACTGGAGATGGAGGTAATGCTGGAGCTGGAACCGCTGGCGGAGCTGGAGGTGCCGCAGGTTCTGCCATTGCTGGCATTTCATCAGCTGCTGGCTTTGGGGTTTTCAAAACGAATTTTTTCTGTTCTCCGAAAAAAGATACTCCTTCTTCATTCTCATTGAGTCTGTTCAATTCACCAGCCAACAAGTTCAGTCTCTTGAATGCCTGAGAATATGAAGAATAGTACTTTCTATTTTTCATTGGCTCAATGTATTCAGTCTGAGACTCAGAAATAGTTTTCTTAATAATATACCCTTGTCTTTCTTTGACTATCTCATAATTGTTTCCATCAGCAAGTGAAATAGAATATTCAGACTTTGCAGTTTCATTCATAGTAGCAGGAATTACCTCGTTGAAACGAGCAATTTCCATGATTCTTTTTATCTTTTCTTGTCCAGTCAATTTTTCACTGCCAAGTGGTTTCAAATCTCCCATATTGTAATTTATTTTTTTTTCTATGTTTAATTATTTAATCCTTGGAATCCTCCTAAAGATATTGCGTTCAACTGAATTATTGTTACGTTGCCATCTTCATCAGTCATTACTTGGTAAGGGACTGTTGAACCCGATGGTGCGGTTCCTCCACTGAATGAACCCAACATATCAATTGTATATTCGTATTGTTGGTTTACTTCTATTGTATAATTGAAAGTTACACTCGGAGTTGGGGTTGCGGTTGGAGTTGTATTTGGTGTTCCTGATGGTGTTGAAGTTACTGTTGGTGTTGGTGTTGGTGTTGATGTGACTGGTGGTGTTCCACTCGCAGATGCAGTAATACTTGGTGTCGGTGTAATCGTTGTGGTATTAGTTGGTGTTGAAGTAACTGTTGGTGTTTGAGTTGGTGTCGCAGTAACAGTAGTTGTAACTGTTACTGATGGTGTTACAGTTGGTGTTGAAGTTGCAGTTTGAGTCACTGTAGCCGTAGGAGTTGGAGTCACTCCTGCAGTTCTTGTTGGAGTCGGAGTTGTAGTTGATGTTGGTGTAGCACTT